TCACATCGCTGGTCTAGTATATTCTTCTAATAATTCCTCTAATTCTTTATTTTTTCGATTCAATATTTGCAATTCCAAATCTCTATGACCACAACATGTTTCTGGAGCTTTGAAAATTTTAAGCCCACCATATCTTTCGTCAGGATATAGATTGTGATGTGGATCAATCCATACAACATAAAACCTATTGCCTACTATAAACCCATGAATGCCACCTTTGCTTGAAGATATCCTTGCTTGTCTACATTCGACCTGCTCTAAAAATTCTTCGTTTAACCGATATCTATAATCAACCTTACTCCAATCATGAGTATGCGACCTATAGTGGTCTCTCAATTCATTTACAAACTGATTTCTCGTTATTCCTGAAAGTTCCTGCATCATTAAAAACAAATCATTGACCCAATTAACACATGTTCCCCCAAGATTAAAAGCTTCATGCTCTAATTCTAAAAATCTAAATGAAAAAGTAAGTTTTTTGTTTGCAAGGTGCTTTAGTTCTTCGATTTCTTCTTGAGGTATCGGAAAGTTTTTAACTTTATTAACTGAAGGAGTTGGAATGCACAGAAGTTTTTTCTTGCCTTCCTCTTTTTTAGTCGTTTTGGCTTTGCTCATATACTTTCCAATAATAATCCTGCATTGTCTTTTCGCTAATTATTCTATTGGACGGCTCCCATTCCTCAAGATCATACCTTTGTTCTTTCCAAGGTTCTTCTGCGTGTGTCAATGCTTCTAGTTCATCTCCAGAAAACTCTCCATATGTATTGAATACCATATCAATAAACTCATATGTATCTGATCCAATATTCTTTGGACGATTTTTGATCTTAGGAATATCATTCCATCCATGTATTTTATATTCATCATAAAGATCTCTACACACAGGTCCGTGAATCCACGCTTGAAATCTGTCTGCAAATAAAGCTCTCTTGTACAATGCTAAGTGCCATGCTTGTGCATAATAACATAACTTTTGCAATTTTTTATGAGACATAGATTCAAACGTAAGAAAGGTGCTAGCGATATCTTGTACAGTTATCTCCCTTTTCATTTGATTTTCCCCCTTAAATAAAGAAATAATCTTACTCATTTGCTACACCCCATTTAAATCTTTATAAAAGTATATGCCAAGCATTTAGATTGTTTCCTAAAAAATTATGGATATACATAAAAATGAGTGTAACTCATGAGTAGTTTATAATATATTATCGGTATATACTTTGTTAACCTTTTGGGTTACAATTTCATTTTTCTACATTTTTCATATAATTCCTGCTGTAAGTTCATAATTTTTATAATTTCACTAAATAAAATTTCTACGCAAAAAGAAAAAAGCCGGAGCACTAAGCCCCGGCTAATCCCTTATTTTGATACTTTTACAATCAGATCAGGTAACCATTTCCCCGTAGGATGATTTTTATTATCATCAATAAACTTGATCCATGCATCAGGTGAATCTACTTTTGATTTTAATATTTTGATGTATTCAGGAACATCATCTTTTACATAGGTGATGTAAGGAAGCTTCCCATGCTTTGTCCATCTTCGCCCATTAAGACCACTGATACTTCCAATATTAAGACATGCAGTAACCTGAACATTGTTTGACCAACTCGGAGTGCATTCAATGACTTTACCATTTCCTATATACACACCAATATGACCATCTATCCAAACTGCTTCACCAACTTCAATCTTTGAAAAATCAGAACTAACATCAATTAACTTGGTCAGCATCCCATTCGCTGAAACGTCAGGAACACCATTGGTATTATATGCAGCACCACCATTTGATTTTAATTGGTCCCCATTCCAGCCCCAAAGGATACCTTTAATTAGGTTCACACAATCAAATCCAAAATATCCTTTACCAATAAGACTCCTAAGGGCAGCCTGCTTTGTTGCTGTGTACCAGGAAGGATATTGTTTTGTTTTGGCAATGATCAATGCTTCTGTAACTGGTGAACCAAATACACCCCACATGTAAACTGTTTTGTAGTTATTAGCCACATTCTGAAGCTTTGCAACCAGTTCCTTATTTATCATATTGAACCATCCTTTTCTTCGTTTTTATTTTTAAGAATATCAATTCCTTTTCTTATCGCTTCGGGAATAGGTAAACCCATTACACCTGCATTTTCAATAATTGATACTGCTTCATTTGATATATAAGCAATAATCACCGCTGTTCTGATGAAATCCGATCCTATTGTCTTATCTAGCTGATAGGCAACCAAAATAATAAGAAGGGTCATGCCTTTTCTGCATAAGCCCTTCCATCCTGCTTTCGATTCAAGACCACCGCCTTCAGACTTATTACTTTGTTGAAATACACCTGCAACAACTAATCCCGTTATATAATCAATAGTCATGAATATAACCAATGTCTGCAAAGCAGTATCCCACCCTCCGAGCATTGAAGCAAATACGCTTCCGATGACCCCAATGGTGGTCATTATGCTTAATTTAGTGTTTGCAATTTGTTCCATTATTCTCATCATCCTTTCGTGTGCATAAAAATAACACCTATTCTTCAGGTGTTTCGTAAGGCTGCCCCGTAATCTGTTCAAACTCTTCAGGACTAATTTTGTTGTACTGGACCACCAGTCTTAGTTGTTCAACACTGGCCCAACCCTTACCGTAGTAATATTGCCACTTCTGAAATTCTGTCATCATATTACATTCCTCCCATCTCTAATTGCATTATTCTAAGTTCCATTGAAACCAAATTTTGACCTAGCATATCGTTTGTAAGTTTGATATCCATAAGCTGTAATTCTTTCTCAACGTTTTGCTGCCCAAGGATATCAATTTCCGTCGGTGTTGGAGGTAATGGCGTTGGATCATGATCGTCAATGATCTGTTGTACTAGGTCCATGTCAACATCCTCGTCAAAAGTAATCCATGTATTTTGTGCTATTAACTCACCCTGTCCTCTATCATCCTGTAATAGTATAGGGTTTATGCCTAGTTCTACTAATTCTTCATATAGTTTATTTGGATTTACGTTGTTAATTTGTATTTGCATTACTCAATCACCTCCATTGCAAACCAAGTCGCTGAATTTGAAGTGACAGATATAGCCGATCCACTATTTTGAGTAACAAATAATTCAAAATAATCACCACCAACAACGTCTAAAACTGGAGAAATAGCATTCAATTCAGTTGTTGACGTATTAGCTGGCAACCGCACTGAAAATCTGCCGTTGAAGTCATTTGCATTCTTACGCAACAACAGTCCCCTATAACCATTTGCATTAGCTTCAAAAACTACATTAGCCAATAACCTAACTTTAGAAACTCCAGTAGGGACTGTGAGCCTTGTTGATCCGTTCCATGCTCCGATATTGTCTATATCAGACGCATTCCATGAGATGGCTGGTGTTCCAGCATTTGCAATAGATTGATTCGCTGTCAATCTAACCCTTGCACCCTTGAAAGCGAGGCCATGAGGGTCGTCTTTTTTCTGGCTAATTGAATGATAGTCTATCTGCCTTACAGCCTGTTTCTGTAGGTTCTTAACCGTTTCCTGTGCCATTTCGTGGGCGGTTCTAAGGTTTTCGGCGTGGGTTCCTGTGCCGTCAAATAGCTGGGCGTTGTATTCTTCGGGTAGGACTTCGTATAGTACCCAGTATTCTGCACCGACTCTATCTAAAGAATCATAGGTTGTTTGTGTAATATAGCACCTTACTACTCCCCCATATGCCGTGGATACATATAGAAATATCCAATTTTGGGTATCATCGGTCATTACTCCATCTTTTACTCGAATAACCTTTAATATATTTTTAGGTTTATTTTTAAGCTGGGAAGATAAACCTGCATAATTAATATGGTAATATCCAGAATTTAAAGCAGGATTTACTCTTTCATACACCAACCCACTAGATACAGCTATCGTGTTAATACCTTCTGAAAGCGTCGGCAATTCACAGATAGAAGGAATGTTAATTATTTCTTCCACTGGTTGGGCTAGGGCGTAGTATAGGGTGTAAGGTTGCCAATAATTATTTATAGGGGCTTGCGTAGTTGGTAAAGTAGTGGTTCCTCCTGTTAATGCACCATCTGATTCTCTTCTGTAAGCCCATGCCTTTGTACCTGTGCCGTTATACGGTACGGTACCATTAGGATTAGCTGCACTATCATACATCTTCCAACCCATGAAAAACGCCTTGATCTCGTCCGCTGTAGGGGTATAGCTTTCTCCCCAACCTGTGTCTGTGTCTGCTACGGTAATATTTAAGTAAGACCCATACCCGTGCATATCAGCTTTATCCCATGTCGAAGTAAAACCAAGTAGAATCGCTCCGTTATACTTAGTAATCAATAAATTATTATCGAATAAGTTAAATGTATTTGGTATCGATACTCGCTTAAACCCGGCATAATCAGCACTGAACGACCATGTAAGACTACCATCTAAAATCAATTTTTCGACTTTCTTGATCTTCTTAAATACACCATTTTCATACTTCAATTTGTCAACGTAGCTGCCTATTTTCCCTAGCATCGTGGGGACGATTGTCTTAGTCCCTCGGAATGGTTCGTAAGTTGTAGCGACTGTACCTTCTTCTAGCTGAAGCGATTCTAACATAGTTAAGTTTGCTGATATTTTTGCATGCTTTGTAGTAGGACCAGTGGTAAATTGATAAACAGAAGCGCTACTTGTTGCATTTCGCACTATCCAATTTTTATTATCATCGTATTGTCCAAAACGCATCACGCCAGCAATTGAAGACGATAATGTATAAGTAGTGTTTGGTTTAACTGGGATATAATCACTTGATGTAAAATCCTCTGCTACGTCTATCAAAGCCCCTGCTGTATTAAGTTGTTTTCCTCGAAGTATATTGCTCTTATCAAACAAGTTTTTCCCTTGTACGATATCAATTACAGGGTTTAACGTTGGCTGGGCAGAATTGACGTAATGGTATTTTTCTAAAAGTTGGTCTACTGTCATATTGTTGTATTCGTCTGCGGTTATTTCAATAAGCATTAATTCCTTTATTTTTGCGATTCCACTAGACCCAGCTTGTAAATATAGTCTTAACTTTTCTGTGATTGTAGGTTTAAATTTTGAGCCATGAAGCCCAGTAGTTGAGAATGATACATTTGCTAACCCTAATAATGATAAATTTAAGAACAATCCGCCCGCATTAGTGATGTTGGATAAATTAAACCTTGTGAAATAATACTTATCAGCAACGCAGATATTATTTTTGTCTATGGCTCGAAATAATGTATTATCACTAAATGAAAACTCTCCACCACTAAAAGTACCGTCTGCCCTTTCAAAATTAATACTCAAGTTTAGAGATTTTCCCAAAAGGTTCACAACCATATTCCCATTCAGTTCAAAATTCAAGCAACTTGCTACCTTTGCCATGATGGACTGTACTCGTTTGTCGTAGGTGTTAAGGATGATTGTCGCTGGACCTGGTCTTTCTACTACTTCGGTTTCTAGCTTTTTGAGTTCTGCATCAACAACGTCACTGTTATAGTTGAAGTCATCGACATTATAAAAATCTTCCTGTCCTGGTTTTTTTAAGTTGTAATTCTGTGTTGTTTCCATTAATTGATCACCTCGTTTCTTACGTTATGATGAGTGTAGGCTTGGAGTTCTAGATGGGTGAGTTGTTTCAATCTACTGTGTTGGTTGTATCTAAGGCCTACTGTCAGCAGGATATTTGCTGGAACCATCTGTCTAGAAAGCTTCTCCACTTCATCGAACATTCTCTTTTGGGTTAGCTCGATCCTGATCTCCAGGCTATAGGCTCCGGCATTTAAAGTCATCTCATAGCCGTTTTCTCCGCAAAGCTGATTCAGCCTGTTTTGCAGTACCCTGTAGGTGTAAGGGAGCTTTTCATTCCATCTGGCCTGTATTCTGAATCTTCTAGTCTCCAAGGTATCATCGGAGAATGGATTGATTTTGAGCATCTTTTCTCTCCTTGCGATCCCGCGCTCCGTGGCCGTCTGGATAAACTGATCATCCATGATATTCTCCACGTCTTCCCATACAGCTTCTATCTCAGGATTCTCGGCTCTTGAGATTTCTTTCATTTCTCGAAGCTCTTGCAGGATAGGCGGCCAATAGGTTTCTATCTGTCTCATATGCTTGTCACCTCACCAAGCACTGGTATTTCTACACCATCTAGGACCAGATTTTGAGCTATCCCATTGATCTTGGTATCCTGAACATCCAACACACCTGGTATGTTTAGGATGCGAGTTTCCAGCTGGCTGATCCTGATAATCAGGATCTCTGCATTGGCCCATCCTTGTCTGAGTTCACTAAAGTACTCCTGGATGACAGCCTCAACATTTGGCTTTACATCGGCCCATACATAGCCGCTCTGGAAGGTAATGTGGCTCTCTATATCGACGATGGACTCATCGGCTCCTACGACAGTCAACACATGGCCTATGGGAGCCAGACCAATGCCTTCTCCTTGATTCTCTACAGGATCCATGGCTGTTTGAACCGCATCAATCAATATATCAGAGGGTTTATTGAAAATACTGTCGATAATCACCAGTTTTACGGTACCGCCTCCAGCCCATACGGGATAGACCTTTACGCCGCCTACGCCGTCCAGGTCATTGACCTTCTCCCTGTAGTCCGCTACATTTCCACCAAATGCCTGGCTGTCTAGGTTGTCGAAGTATCTCTTTCTCAAGCTATCATCTCCCTCTTCGTCCTCTCCTGGAATGAGGATATCGGTCATGTTGGCTGTGCTTAATCCATTGATGTATTCAATGGGCAGCAGCTGGCCAATGTATCCGTTCCCCGCTTCCCCAGGCACCTCACATTCCAGTTTGAATTCTCCATCTGTAATCTTTTCAATTACTGTGAAATTCAGATCATCTCCGCTGAATCGACTTCCAATAGGGACATTAAAGGGTGTATCACCGTTACCTGTGAATATCCCTTTTCTTACAGCCTTGGTGGCTGCCTTTCTGTTGATGCCCCTCTCGGCAGCTCTACGGGTTAGATCATCACTGGTGGCTGTATCGGCGTAGGTTCTATTCTCCATGAATTGGAGATCAATATATACCTGAGCCAACTCTGCAGCTGCAGGAGCAAGGGCATCATAAATGATAGATCCTGATCTTTTGTCTACATCGTTAGGGACCCGATCCAGCATGCGCTGTAATATATACTCATATGTCATGTCCTCAAACACTATATGCTCACCTCCCTAGATGCTTCTATCTCTCCGAAGATTGTGTGGACAGTAAAAATCACAGTGACACTGCTCTTTTGGGATGTAAAAGAAAAACCATCTACACCAGTAATCCTGTCATCCTGCAGCAGTGCATCTGTAATTCTTCGTTTCAATTCTGGATATACTAAAGCTTTCGGTTTTCCTAGTAGATCTGATATTTCAAATCCATAGTTCCAATCGTAGATTTCATATCTATAGCGATCCGTGCAAAGGATTTTATAGATAGCTTGTTTTACCGCATCTATGCCATCCACGTAACCAACCGTCCTATTTCTATCGGTATTCAGTCTGTAAGTACGGGTGGCTTGCTTGATGATCTCTATATCTTGACCTATGTTAACTTGCTCTAATTTAGGTATCATGTTTTCACATCCTATCCAATACGATATATTTCTGCCCGCCTTGGGTTCGGAGCAGAATAACCTGTTCTCCTGCCTTCAGTCCGTCGTAGATCGTAATCTCATTCCTAGCAAGCTCCTGGAAAGATATCTTATAGTTTGATCCGGGTGCATCCTGCATATCATAAGGCTTTATTACATTCTTAATACTTGGATTGTCAAAGCTGATCTTGGTTTTTCTATCCTTTACATTTGAGGTTAGAATCAGATCTTCTTCACCTAAGGGCAGCTTTTGATCGATCACGATCCTTAGAGGACTGACGGACTTTACGGTACCAAAGACAACATTTACCGGACTCGACTGCTTCACTGCATCTATGGCGGCCTGCTTGATAATCTCAATCATATTCACCGCATATTCCCCCTTAATTCCAGTGTCATCCAATGCTCACTATTTGAAAATATGTGACTACATTTCTCTACCAACAGGTATTGGTTGATGCTTACATCCCCTACGTCCTTTAAAGCTACCATGACGCTGCTCCCACCTCTTACCCGTATATCTCCAATACAATTTTTAATTTCTAAGGACCGATTCTTTCGATTCTTCATCTTTAGAAGATAATCCGATTGGGCTTTGATTTGGGCAGGATTGAGGTCCTCATTAACAACTTCGTAGTACTGCAGCACACCCCACTGATTGATGGTACTACTATCTTGTGTGATATAGACTTCTCTTTTCCCGTTCTCCTTATCTTCCCTTACCAGCTTGATCTTGTTATAGGTATCTGTATCTATATCCGTTTGATAGAAAAAGTCTTCTGCTGTTTCGTCTCCAACAATGATAGGCACCTTCATAACTTCCACATCTTTTAAGGTCAATTTCCCAAAGTCATCATAAAGTACAAACAGTTTACTGGTGTTAATCACCGTCAAGTCAAGAGCTGTATAGATCATATCCATTAAGGTTTGATTCTCCTCAATTCTTCGAGGAATGATGTAACCCGTATCAGCCAGAGTTCCAGTCTGCAGATTAAAATCAGCAGCAATCATTTTTACTAGCTCATTGGCCTTCTTATTACCATAGACATAGGTATCTTTATTCTTTAAGTACCTAATTTGATCATAGGCGGTAACATTGATTAGCTGATCTTTATCTCTACCTTTTACGAAGATGAATCCATAGAATATATTCACTCCATTCACTTTAAAGATCACCGGGTTGCCTTCCTGGAAGTTGATCACATCATCCTTTACCACAGTGAAGGTAAGTTTGCCTGGAGTTCCTTTTCTACTGGTATCCCATTGAATATTCCCTTCTAGGATTGGGGCATATACTTTATCTCCATTTTGAATATATAGCTCATACTTCAACTCATCATCCCCCATTTATGATAATCTTAAAACCTGGCCAACATAGAGGGCGTCAGGATTCTTAATGCCATTAATCTTGGCAATCTCAGCATACTTACTGCCGTTGTTGAGTTCCTTCTTTGCTATGGCCCAAAGGGTATCCCCATTTTTTACGATGTACTGCTTTGCTGGCTCCTTAGCAGGTCTTTGCTTTTCTTCTACTACTACGGTCTTTGGTTGCTCGCTTGAAGTAGGATTTGTACTAGCTATGGACTGAAGATTTAAGATCTTCGTTTCATACCGTTTATATTCCCTAAGCTTTAAAGAAACATAGATATCTCCTTCCTCTCCAGCCCTTTCCTCAAAGCTATAGTCTTCTAAAGATACCTCCATATTCATATCAAAGCTCCCCATATCTCTAGAGACTACCCACCGAACAGGTTTCTTATCTTTCTTGTATTGCTTAAACTTTTCCAGATAGAATTCAGGATCCTTAGAGTTCATTGCAAGAGGAGAATTTTGTCCTGGGAGCAATATGTTAAAACTGATATCTGTAAGACCAGGGTCTTTTAATATATTCACTTCACCTAGCTCAATAAGACTGATGGTCTTATTCTTGTTGTTGATCTGTACCGTCAGCTTATCAGGATTTACCGGTAATCGTATAACCTCTCCTTCATAACTAAAATACATTTCATACACTATACATGCACCCCCTCAGCAGCGATCATGAGCTGCTCAGTCAAGATCTTTTCTACATGAGGAATAATTCCATCCAAATCCGCGGTTTCACGAACATCACCGAACTGCAGGCTAATCTGAGGGGCAAGGGTTGCTGTGGTAAATCGGTTTACGACTTGCTGTTCTGCAATATCACGCATCAGCTCCAGTTTTTCATTGCTAATATCTAATTTGTCATTAACCTTCTTTAGGTTGTCATTGGCTAATCCAAAGTTATCATTTTGTTGTTCGTTCCAATCTTTGAGCAGTGGGCTATCACTCATACCAACGGCAGGATCTTTTGGCATTGTAAATTTATCAAGACCAAACTTTGCTTTTAAATTATCTAATGAGAAGTCTTCAATAGCTTTCATTCCAGACTCTTTAAAGCCAGAAAAATTTGCTTTATACTCGATTTCTTGTATTTGTTTAGCCTTAACACCTAAGAGGTTAGCGAAGAATTGTGACACCTTGTTAATTCCTTTTATCGCCCCATTGATAAGACCCATAATCGAATTTACAGCCCACTCTGCTGCATCTACAATATATCCAAATGCACTTGAGAATGCTTTACGAACAGGCTCACATGTAGCTATCAATGCTGCTAATGCTACGATCAACCCAACAACAAGACCTATGATCATAGCGATCGGATTAAACGCCAAAGCTGCATTAAACATGCTTTGTGCTTTAGTTGCACCGTGTGTGATAAGCGTCCAAGCTTTAATAGCTCCAGAATGTGCTATTGTTGCAATTGTACTTGCATTTGCAACTAACCAATATAACCCATAAGCAGCAGCCACACCTAGAATTATGGGCGCTATGGGTTTAAGTACCACGCTGAAAATATGTCCCATAAAAACTAAAGCATTTGTCAATCCAAGAACTGAGGACGCTATAATAAAAAAGCCTATGCTAATACTATTGAAAAATGATTGAAATTGTCCATCTTTAAATCCTTGATTAAGGGCTTGCAGAGTGGGTTTTAACGCTTCTAGTGTACTTTCCCCTGATTGAGCAAAAGAGGCTTCAATGTTTGATCCTAGGTTATTAAATTGAGCTAATGCAGAACTATTGAACTCTTCCAACGCCTGTTGAGTAGCTCCCTTTTTATCAAGTAGAATATTAAACTTGTTAATAAAATCATCCATATCTTTAGCACTTTGTAACATTTCTCTATCTTGACTTCCAAATCCGAAACGACCTTTCAGAGACATAAAATCTCCACCTAAAGCCTCTTTCAGTGCGAATCCTGCTCCTTCCAAACCTTGTGTAGGATCTAAGAATGCTAATCTTTCAGCCGTTTTGTTTAACTTCATCAGTTTATCTGTACTCTTAGTAAACTGAATAAACTGTCTGGTAATCGCATTAAACTCTTTTATCCCATATACACTATCATTAGCATACTTATTTAAGCTTCCAAAAAATGCTTTACCTATGTCTTTGTTTCCTAGCATACCTGACATAGTAATCAGCTGTTGTTCTAGCCTCGTAGATCCTCCAAGGATCATGTCTATACCTTTTTTAGCAACTTGAAATGATAAATAAGTTGTCGCAAATCCTTTTATTGTATTAAACATGCCATTAGCTTCGTGTGTGCCGACTTTAATTGTATTATTTATTTCTTTTTGTTTACTTACTACCCTATCTTGTTGATCAACTACTTGCTTAAAAGCTGCTTCTGCCTGCTGTATCTTGCCCCTAGCAATTTTCATTTGACTTGCAAATTTCGTGTCCATGTTTGCAGCATTAGCCATCTGTTCCATGGCATTGATAGTAATATTAAGTGCTTGGGTCACTTGTTGTAGTGGCCTAGAAAAGCTGTCAAACATTTTTAGCGCTGTTGCTACTGTTGCCATGAAATCACCTCAATTTTACGCATAATAAAAGCACCCAAGAAAGGATGCTTTTATTATGTCAGAATAATGTTTTAACTAATGTTTTGTACAAACTATCATCTATTTCCAATAAACTTTTCTTGCCATTCTTAAATTGAATGGCTACAAGATTGATACCTTTTTTCTTTGCCGATAATCCAGCTAATAGGCCTACGGGACCTAATACTAAAGAGCCAACAAGTCCACGACTTACAGCACTTGTTACACTTGTTCGTTTTTCTTCATCAACTAGTTCATAAGCTTCAACTGTTGTTTTGTTTAGTTTGAAATTTTCCATAAAATTAATCACCAAAGCAATACTACCTGCTGTGTTGATTACTTTGCATTTTTCAAAATCTCCTGCAATCACACAATTTTTAGCTCCCACTTGTTTTTATCCCCCTAGCCTAAAAATTTTACCTAATTATACCAGAACTTTATCTTCTCTGTCTAGCCTTCGTCCTTACTTTATCCATACTCTTCTTTTCATTTTCAACATGTAAATCTATAGCTGCATAGACAAACGCTTTTTCTTTTCTAGGTAAATTAACTAAAATTCGGGGGCGCCATCTAAATTTATGGAGGGCGTAGTAAGCATAGTTTGCCTCCCAATCGCCCTCCTTGATCAGTTTTTTGCTTCTTCGATCAATTCATTCATACTTTTATCGTAACCGTTAATCTCACTAACGATAGAAAATAATTCTGAGTATTCTCCATCAAGCATTTTAACTTTCATGGCATTTAACAAATTTTCTGCACCTAGAACTCCCCAACTACTCTGCAATTCTTTATTTTTGAAATCTGGGTGCATAGTAGTCTCTATGATAATCTTTGCCATGTATGCGTCTTGATCTGTCTCGATTATCTTTTGCCCCTTGTGGAAGCTAATTTTGCGACAGCTCTTCCTAAGCTCATCACCCTTAGCTGCAGTAATAGGTTTAAACTTCATTTTCTTTTCTTTCCCACCTAATTTTACAGTTTTCTCGACAATCTCGACTTCTCCAAAATCATCCATTAAAAAATCCTGAAAATCACTCATGTATATTCCTCCCTATTATCCTAATATCGGTTTTCCAAAACTATCTAGTAACTCTACATCGTCAAATGTAAAGGCAATCTCTTCTTCTAAGGCGTCACTTTCGGTATCGAACATGGCCATAGGTACACTGTCTAGGTTTACACCCTTTAATACGACCGTCTGCTTTCCTATGCTTGATGTTGGATCTTCATTGACTACTGTGATATCGAAATAGGTATCTATACCCTGCTTAATATATTTAAGCATGATTTCTCTGAATCGAGAAGTAACATAATAGATGGTCAATGATCCTGTACCATTCCACCCTGTCGTTTTATGCTGTGTACCCCTTCTCCCTAGGGTTTTTATTTCTGCTTTATTCTTTTCCGCTTTAGCTTCTAGCTTTTTAGCGTAAAACATATCTTCTACTCTTCCATCAATGGTTGCATAGCAGCGAGCTTCCTGTCCGCTGATGGTATCTTGGGCTAAAAAGAAACTCATACTATCTCACCTCCACACTCAGATATATTTTCTCTATGGCGTCCACAGGCTGGGCATACAAATTAGCCACTACAGCATCAATTTCATTACCGGGAAGTACTTCAATATCCGTTTGAGGATCGAAGTTCTGTATGGCGGTAATTCCTTGCAGTGTATCCATGTAATTAATAATTTCGGCTTTAAAGATATTTCTTCCATCATCATTGTTGTTAACCTTACCGATGTAGTACTTTTCAAAGATGGCTTTCATATCATTACCGATACTGTCTAGTACTCGAATGACTCGATTCTTTCTGAATTCCTTGTTTTTCTCTGGGGTAAAGGAAACTAAAGTATTGATATCCTGTTCAACTACAGCCCGATTGTCATTGGCCACAAATACGAATTCTCCATTTCGGAGAGCTGCTTCAATTTGACTATTGGTATAGCGAACCGTTACCTCCACCGCATCATCATAGGCCGTATAGGTGAGGGACTCATTGACCTCTGCCCCTGCAATAGCACCTGCCACCCATGCTACGGCCTTCTCTGCTGAGATAATCGTTGTATCCGCTAGAACCACACCATTTTTCACTGAGATAATCCCCTCATAGTCTGCTGCAGGATAATTCTCCAGTACACATTGAACCTTCTTCCCTTCCTGCTCCCTAACTCTTTTGATGAAGGCAACAAATACGGCTTTTAAGGCTGCATCTGTGGAGGATAATGCCATGGTATTAAAATCATAGGGTTCTATGGCTGCTAAGTAGTCTGTGTAGTCCTGATTGGTTACAGTGCCATCGGCACCACCTTCTAATGGTACTCCTGCAGTTGTCGTCAAGGCGCCAGTTCCTGAGAAGTCTACAAAGCTGTTATTTTTCAAGTCTTCAACTGCAGCTACCTTCACCTGGCTATCTACTTCTTTCCCGTCAAGGAGGGTAATTACATCAAACTTCGCATTGTCCACTATATTGCTCTCGATGACAATAGCTAGATCATTTCCCTTCGTTCCTCCATATTTTGCTGTAGCCGTCAGATTTCCGTTTGTGGCCGTAGCTTTTGTTCCTGTATTCACACGATACAGCAGCAGCCTTCTAGCTCTTTTTAGAGCTTCTCTGATCAGCAGTGCGCTTGTATCTGTTAGAGCTATTCCTATTAAACCAAACAGATCATCACCGGCATTAATCTCTACAATCTGTTTTGACGGTCCCCATGGCAAAACGAAAGGCATGGTTACTACGCCACGCTCTCCAAGGGTTCCTAAAGGTTTCTTAGCTGATCTAAAATTGATATATACGCCAGGGCGTACTTTATTCTGAGTCGTAAATGTACCACCTGCCATTATTCACTCACCTTGCTTTCTTTAAATTTCTTAATCTCTTCAAAACATGCCTTGATGGTATATTCTCCATCGGACAATATGGCTGTTAGAATGTCTTTTTCTATCTGTGAAAACTGGCTTGATTGTATAAGCTTCTGCTTTGTAAATTTAATCTCTGTCTTAGCCATTCTTTAACTTCGCCTCCTTCTCTAAGGTTTCCATGTATGGTATCTGCCCTTGATTCTTTAACATATGTGTTTCAAGTTCTAGGAAGAAATGAAGTACACCGTCTACAATCTCATAGCGCTTGTTATTACTTCGCAAGCAGTTACTACCTACATGAATATAATCCAACACACTATATAATCGCTCTGCCACAGCACAACAGTCCTCATTGACTTTTAATTCTTTATCGCTGAAATAGTGGATGTCAAAGAACACCGTCTTTCGATATCGCCTATTAAACTCCCTGGAGAGAGAATCGCTCAAAACCTTCACAAAAAAACAGGGCTCATTAAATCCCTGTTTGATCTCTTCACCATATATATTTATTCCTGGAAAGTTACTGTCCAGTGCTTGGTTAATCCCTATGCGAATATCATTTGTCATCCTATCACCTCTTTGGTGGCCTACCGTTTAAAATTTGCTCCAGCAACTCCACTTGTTTCCTCTCCAAATACTTTGGAAGCTCTTTTTCAATTTCCTGCATGGAGATGGTCATCATAAAGCGTCCCTCTACCCATCCTTTATGGTTCCTAGTTCTATGCCCATATTCTACATAACCGCTGTATTCTACAGGGTTGTATATCTCTACCACATAGGCGTTCCCATGCCTTTCTACTTTTCCAACTTTCCAGTTTCGTCTGAGATTGCCACCAGTTCTTCCGGATCCTTCTGGATATACACCAACAGGCGTACGCTTTTTAATCTTCCGCTCTGCTCTAAAGGCCATTTCCAGCAGGAATTCTTGAATGAATCTTTCCACTACCCTTTCATCCAGAGCCTTTTGAAAACTGTTCCCTATCTTCTTGAAGTCCTTAAAATCAAACTTCCCCAACTTACTCATGCACGACCAATTCTTTCTAACATGATTTCTTGGTGAGTTGAGAATACAACAGGCTCTCCAACATTTTGAAACATGTATTCCATTCCCTTTTGAGACACATAGATTTTACAACCTGCCTTCACCATAACGTCTGGATCCATAAATAGCATTGCATCGTAATTGATATTTGCCGTAGTTTCAGTTTGATTAGCAGGTTTCGCATGAATGTTCAGATTACAAGGTATATCCTTGTAATATTCGATTTCCTTCTGTTCTGTCTCAAAAGTTTCAGGATTTTTCACAGGCTCAAACCCTTTAATGGTGCATAATCCTTCATAAAATATCTCAACTGCTATTCGTGCCACTGCTCTGGCTTTCTCTATACTGCTTAACATTACCACACCAGCTTTCTATATCGGTTAAGCTGTTTTGTATAGTTCTTTAGGAATTTCTCCCCTTCTGTCATAGAAGTTTTAATGTTTGCAAAACTGGTTGATACATTTCCCTCTGCAATAGAAGTAATAGGCCCTAGCGGTGTATCTTCTGCGCCTAAATTCTCAGATCGATACATATCTACGGCCATATTGAGCATGACACTATTTAAACCAGCCGGTACCTCATCAATATGACAATAATCTTTGATTAAGTCTGCTATTCTTTCAAGGCTGAACTCTAAAATAAAATCCTTTTCATCGTTATTGATCCCCAGCAGCTTCCTCAGTTTCTCCAGTTGAGTCATCTTCACTCACCTGCTCCCTGTTTTCTAACGCTTTGATTAGTTCATCTCTTTTCATTTTGTTATAGTCCTCAATACCTTTTTCTTTAGCCAGTTCCTTTAGTTGATCGACTTTCATTTTTTCATATTCAGTACCTGGCTTCTCTTCTTCCTCGATTTCATAACCGTGGCCTTTAAACCACTCGATTAAATGGGGTAGATCTGTTTCTCCTACCCCATTAATAAAAGTCACACTAGCTGAAACGCCACTATATTGTTTGTTTGGTGCATGTATCTTCGCCATATTATACCTCCTAGGATACTTTGATCTTTCTAAATACGCCAGCTGCTTTGGTAGCCTTCAATGCTACAGCTGCAACCATTTCCACTTCACCTTTCTTCACAGCCCCAGCATCTTTAAAGTTAGGCATCCAAGTTTTTGCTGGGGGATGTCCTGCCATAGAAACGCCATGAAAGCCATCAAGACCTAATCTTACGGCATACAGGCTGGTTTCTCCTGTGGTAATTGCCACAACAGGATCGTTGGTGCCTGGCTTTGCGCCTAAATCGATCAAAGGAATACCATCATAGGAAGTAATTTGTCTGCCAAAACCATCCTTTGTTTCGGTATAAGCTCCTGCTCTTCTGGCACAGGCTCTAATCTTAGCAATGAGTTTAATGTTACCGGCAATGAAAGATGGACGTCCATCCAATCCCATAAGGAATTCATCAAGTTCATCAAGGAACACTTTGTAATTTGCATCAATTGCTGCTGCACTTGACAAGTCAATTACCGCACCAGGAGTATATTCAGTTGATGAACCTGTCAAGGCTTTCTCTAAACCATCAAAGGCTTTTGCATTTACTGCGCTATCTCCATTGATTACTGTATTATTAAACAATGCTTGGGCAGCCTTCACCTTCTGCTGCATCTGTATGGTTACCTCACTTACTATACCGCCCATACCAGCAATGATACGGTCAATCTCAAAAGATCCACCGAACACTTTAAGATCAACAGAATGTCTTTGCTTGGTGACTTCTTGTGGTGTGTACTCGGTATTGATTTCCCTGAAGTCTGCATTTGGTTGAGTTAACAACCTGGTATAGGCATAGGTTAGTGTTGCACCGCCTCCCGTTGGCGATACAGCATCATCAAAAGTAATGTTATCCAAGATGAAATTTGATTTTCTAAACTCATCGATAACACCCATTTGCAGGGCATCCTGTACGTTTTTCTTTGCTTCTAACAATGTAATTGGCATTTTTATTTTCCTCCTTCAAAGTATGCTTTGACAGCATCTTGTAAATTGTTAAAATCTCCTGGTTGAGTTTGTTTATTTGGGTCTTTGCCATCCTGGGGCTCTATCCCCTTAAACTTTGTCTGCTGTGGATCTTGTTTTTCAGTAAATAAAAAAGACTTCGATTCTTTCAAAGTCTTAATCTGTTCCTCTAATCCACCTTTTAGATTTCCCGATTCATCCAGCTCAATCTTCGCCTTGTCCAACAGTCCTGCCACAAGATCTGTGTCATGGACCTGTCCTGCCAAGGCCAGCTTTACGGCATTGGTGATGGATAACTCCTTGATCTTTGTCTCAAAGCCCTTTGTTGTCTGCTTATTCTGCTCTTGAAGGTCCTTGATTTGCTTCTCCAACTCTTCATTTCCTTTGGCTTTTCCCTCCAAGTCCTTCAACTGTTTATCTCGATCCGTCAGCTGAGATTTAAGGTCCTTATTTTCCTCATTGAGCTGATTGAATTTATCCTTGGGGATCCAGTTCCCATTGGATACTATATCAATCTTCGTATCACCTGCCTTCTGTATGACCTGATTATACAACTCTTCCCCTAATAAATCCTTTAGGGTTTTTTCTGTAAACAACTGCAAATTCATCATAAATGGCTTTTTCATACTATATCTCCTTTCATATTCCTACTCACCTTTTTATGCTGGTCGGCTCCAGCTGTAGCTTTCGTTTCTTTAGGCTCTAACCCTTAAAAAGAGCATAATAAAAGCACCTACCGTTTTTACCTAGCAAGTGCTTATCAATTCCAATTATTAATTATTTCTGCTGCTTGTTCTTCTGTAATTTCATCATAGTCCCAGTCTTCGCCGATATAAATACAGCTTTGTTCAGGAGCTGGCTTCCATTGTTTTTTTGCTTTATCATACTTTTCAAAGCTGCAGTTTATACGTCTGTATAATCTTGATGCAGTATTTTTCTGTTCATCGTAATTATAGGCAAAATAGAAATCCTCCACTATGCTTACCTCCTTGATTTTATTTCCCTGATATTTTGAGGTTCGGTCAGCTTTGAAGATAATTCAATCATTTTATAGGTGAGTTCTGCATATCTCTCAGGTGTTACGCCATCTTGTCTAGCTTCCTCGTACAGCCTATGCAGTTCCCCATTCTTAAGCGCGAAGCTCTCTGGTGTATGAAATTGTACTTCAAAGTTTTGCCCTTCTGGACTTCTAAAAGTACAATTAACGCCCTTATACGCACTGTTTCTATTTACCCAGAAATTTTTAACTTTAATCTCTGAGTAGTTTCGTTCTAGGAGCTTCTCCGTTACCTTATTATAAGCATCAACTAGGTTATCTACTGTATCTTGATAGGTATACCTAATTACATCATTGGTACTTAAGATTGTCTCATCAATGACCCTTGGGTCTAGACTGCCATCACTATCCGAATTAATCTTTCTTAAATAGGATTCCTTGCTTTTAACTCTAAATTCAAGCCCTACCATATCCACACCAGTAAAATCAGATATCTCTTTTAAGTCCTGGGTTATAGCTGGCTCATTGGCTATTATTTTATTATAAGCATTGTGCTTTCTGTAGTCACTCTTTAATCTATTCCAATCCTCAGTATTATTATACTTCAATTCCTGGAACTTATCAAAGGACCTAGGTGCGTCTTTTCCCAAAATAGCCTTATATCTTACATATTGCTCTTTATCTTTGGCAGCATTTTTTATCTTTTTCTCTAAAATAGCTGCCTCTTCTTTTCCATACTTACCCACAACATGTTGATCATACCAGTTTTTATAGCTGATGTTGCCATCAACCTTATAAACTTTTCCATCAATATCCCTTGCAATCCTTTCCTCATCTTCTACATCTGGGAAATACGCTAGGGTTGTAGTTCTGCAATTTGCATGAAAAGGCGGTGCGTTGAGTCCTGGTTGCATCTCTGCCACATTGAATACTTTTCCATCCATGGCCCTGCATATATCACTTGTTTTAAGGTCTAAGGTTGCTAAATTTTCATACTGTTTTACTACACCACTATTTTTATAGCTGGTCATAGTAGCTCTACTGGCTATATTAGCACTTTCTGTGTTCACCAAAGTGGCTGCCCTGCTTCTGGATACATCCATCCGCTTGGCTAATATTCTTGAGGTTATATCAATGCTATCTCCTCGGATGAAAGACTGGACTAGGTTCGTCTGCAGCTCTGTTAAAAGTTTGCTTTTATTATCCCAGATCCTGCTGCTAAAATCTCCTTCCATCCATTTCTGATGGATTGCCTTTTCAATAGTCTGAGTATCCAGCTTTGCAAACTCTACGCCAACCCCTAAACCTTTCTGAAGCTCATAAATATTTCGATAATAGGTGTCTTCGTAGATGTCTGATAAAAGTTTATTCATGCTCTTTTGCTGGCTATCCATTAACATTTCCATCTGATGCTGTATTTGAATCTGCAGCGCTTCCAATCTGCTTACTCTGACTTTATAGGATACATTATTGAGCTGCTGCTCCCAAATACCATCGATGTTATTTTTAGCTTTTTCAGTGAATTCCTCCAAAGTCATTTTGAACTCTGCTAACTCTTTACCACCTAAGAGCTTCTTGGCTTCGGCCAGATCCACTTTGTTTTCCATAGCAAACCGTTGATAGAAAATTTCAATATCCCTTTGAATGCTAAGCTTAGCTTTTTCATATTCCTTGATCAAGGAAGTTACATATTCACCAGCCTTCTTGAATTGCTCTCCTGCAACAGCCTCTGCCCTTTTCTGCCAATACTCTTTATTCTTCATTGCCTACACCACCCGTATTGAAATTGGGCGGATATATTGCATTGGTGGCTTCTTCCCGATGCTGCTTGATTCGATCTAACTCTTCCCTTACATCTGTTACATAGGGATGATTGGCTACGATGGTTTCATCAGAGATAATGCCCATGGAATTTTTACAATTAGTGATAGAATCAGTCTCATTGATCAGAATATCTCGGTTGAAAATAAATTCTACACTTTCTTCGGTATAATCGCCTTGGCCTGTGTTGATTAGGTGCTGGTCAACAAACCATAGCAGGTACTCCAAGGATGCTTGAAACTCTGTCTCAATGATATTGCAATCCATATCTAAATCATTGTAAAGGAATTTTAGTGCTATACCACTGGGCGCTTGACCAAATCTCTCGCTTTGGGTATCTACACCGCGGCCAAATTCATAAATGTCCTTTCGATCCTGCTCGATATGAGTTTTGTAAGCTTCCACATTCATTTCAAGATTTAAAGTCTCGACTCCACCCTCGTCTGTAACCTTGACAGCCCTATAGAGGGACATATTCTTTCTAAACTCTCCTAAGTTTGTACCGTCATAGTTTTTAAGAACATAGATGCTGTTAGGCAAATCTTCAAGGTTGTTGCTGTTATCAGATTTATTTCTATCGTAGTCATCTACCAATGACTTTACAAACTTGATCAACGGCTGCTCTTCGTCGTTATACTTGAAATAGATGAAGGGTACCTTATTCCAGGTATAGGGCTGCTGGTTTCCTTCTTCGTCTATGATCATGAAGTGCCCTGTTCCTTCTGGAGTTTCCACATCAGGAATTAAACTGCCGTTATTTTCAACATATCGCAAAACCTGCTTCGTATCCCAGTACTCCACTTTCTTGATGGTTTTCTTTTTCCTGCCCTCGTATACTTCTACCTCGTAGACTCTAATTAATGCATCCAGCTTTGTATGCTCTGTATCCTTCCATAGAGGGATGATCTCTTCCGATGGCAGCCTTTTAAACCTCAGTTCCCCTTCTTCATTGTAGTAAACCTGTATCCATGCTTTCCCTTTGTTGATAGCATCTTTCCCCAGGTTTTTCAGAAGCTTCATAAAGGACTTATCAAATATACCCGTCAATATTTCCTGATAGGTCTTATTCTCTGTCTGGATGCTCAAAGGTTTAGACAGCAGATATCCTATCTTTTGATCCACCAGCTTTCTCACAAAGTTATGGACCAGCTTATTGTTGGCCAGATTCTCAACCTCCTGCAGCTGTCCACCTTCCCCTATGGCCATTCTCTTTCTCTGGAGAATGTCTGCATCTCCCAAGTAATATTTCTGGCCCGTAAGCATTAGCTTTTTTAGTTCAGAGTTATTCCATTCCTTGATCTCTTCCTGAATGATGTCTATAAGACTCATCCCTGTATTGCTGTAGTAGCCAACCTTTGCACTGACCAGCTTTGTATCTGTAATCTCCATTTTCTTCACCTCCTAGTTAAAATGATATGGCCTTGGCCTTCATGTCATCTTCCATGGCATAGCGGCATTGATCTATAGTATGGTTGTTTGTATCTTCAAGCTTTGCCTTTGGATTTCCATCTTGGTCTACTTGATAGTCTATATCTTCAAATTCTTTTGCGGTATGGGGTGTTCGTTGCGGATCTATCACAATGGCCTCCAGATCATCCAGCCACTTTTCTCCGTATTCAACACTGCCAGGGCCTTTCTTAGCACCTTTGATCTTTATTCCATAAGTCTTCATCTCTGCAATGGATTTGGGCTCTTCGTTATCAGCAATTATAACCTCATCATGATAGTTTCGTTTCTTGATCCATTCGGCAGCTTCACGGTTACTGATTTTAACACCGTAAAATTCATCCATGGCATATAGAATCCTTTTCTTTTTATCGTAGTGCCAGCGTCCAAAGGAGAAGGGATCTACGCCATACCCCCAGTCAATTCCTTGGCGAATGTTATCAAAGGAATTTATCTCTTCATTGGTAATTCTTCTAAATACAAGCTTATCGAAAGGAACCACTCCTGAACCGATGGCCTTGCCTAAATACTCCCATTTGTATTTTAGAGAAACGCCATCATTATCTAGCTTGCCTTTCTTCTTAACTTCTTCAGCCTCTTCGATGAATGCTTTGGAGATGTGTGGATTCTCCAGGTAAGTAGAATGATGAATGTATGTATTCCCCGGTATAAACTGTGATTCGTACTTCTTATTCACCCAAGACTGCTTTCTCTTTGGTGGGTTATAGCTGTAATAGAAAGCATAAAAAAGACCATCGGGTAATTCTGCTCTTAATACAGAATTTTCAATGGTCGATACTTCTTCTTCAGTTTTAAATTCGGCTAATTCCTCAATCCACATAAAGGCTATAGGGAATTTGGCCATCTTGATTGATTTAAGTTTCAAAGGATCATCTGCACCGCGGAATATGATTTTATTGCCTCTGGGCGTATATATAAGCTGCATAGGACTTTTTATGACACGCCAGTACATCCCTACACCCAGGATATCTATGGCTTCCTTCAGCTGCTCAAACACTGACTCTTCCAATGTGCGGGCAACCTTTCTGATACAAAGAGTCGTTACGGGATACTTCATCATATCTTTGATGAGCTTCATGGCAATATGGGTAGACTTGGCTGATCCACGGCCCCCTTTACACACATGCCGCAGATATTTATGCGAATTGGAAGCTTTCCAGAAACTCTTAAAGGCAGGTGTCACGATCTCTGAAAGCTTAACTTCCTTCATCGTCACCACTGCCTATATCATCTATGATCTTGACTCCCATTTCTCCTGCCAGCTCTACTTTATCGTTAAACATTCCCAGGTGCCTTCCCAGAAGCTCCAGAGCCTTAACTTTGTCATATGGCTTTACTTCAATCCCATTAGTTCCTTGCTTTATACTGGCAATGGCTGCCCGTTTATCTTCTGGAATATCATCGGTATTTATGATCTCCACCGCCTGATATTCAAAGGGCTGCTGTCCAATCACCTTTCCTTCTTTGTCAACAATGTCTCTGTATCCTATCCTTAAAGCCACTTTCGCAAAGTCAGTTCCTCTGGCGAAAGCAACCCTTGCTAGTTCTTGAAGTACCTTATCCTGAGTAATCTCTGTCCTTTGCTGCCGGTTTTTCATTCTTTCATCAATATACTTTTGGATGTGAGGTTTTGTGAGGTTTTCATATCCCACTTCCTTTGCTGTTCTTTCTGAATATCCTGCTCTAATAGCCGCTTGAGTGGCATTAAGATCCACTAGATATTCATCACAAAATATTTTCTGTTTTGGTGTTAGTTTCACAATGCCACCTCCTTGTTTATAGCATGAAAAAAAGAGCCAGAGGCTCTTATATTTCATTCGTCTTAATCATTCTTGATCATCTTCTGTTCAATAATTATAAATATCCTTTTAAGAACAATAAAAAGATTAAATAAGAAAATAAACACTAGTAGATACTGAACAAAACTAACAATGCTCATAAAAACTGTATTGCTACTTAAGAACAGTAAAGACAAACTCATTATTAAAATAAAAATACTTACGAGTATCTCAAACATAATGGCATAATACGTCTCTTTTGCCAACTTCCTGATGGCATTAACTTTATTCCCATCATTCGCCACACTCACTACTAATTTATTTTGCATATCTATAAGCAGAATTAACAGGTTAAATAGCATACCAATTAATATAGCGAATACCACTGTAATCATATTTGATATATCCTTATCAATAGCTTTAATGTTGGTGACAATTAAAGCCCAAAATATAGGAACAATGAAATAAGTGAATATTGGTACATACAAAATCCGTCTCTTGCCATTTGTTTCAGTTATAATAATAAAATTATCAAAGTATCTCTTTATTATTGTAGTGCAGTTAGAATATTCTACCTTAAAAATTACTTTAGCCATTAACATTACAAATAACACAACTGCAAAATAGAAGTAGGGTATTTTTATAAAGTTCAAAGTAAAACTTAAAATTTCTTTATAATCCATACTTAACCACCCATACCTTTTTAAATTAATCCCTTACTATCAACCCCGACAATGTCAAATACTCCTCTAAATTTTCTTCAAAAACTACTGACATGCTTTCTTCAGTTGGATGACCTCCTAATAGAACTAGCCTATCGGTTACATCTTCACTAATAACAATTTTATTAATATTCTCTAAGTTTAGAACCTTACTTCTTTTCCCAATCTTTACTTCCACTTTTACATTATCATAATCAAAGTCAATTTCTGCGATATTTCTTATACGTACTCTACCTCTTACATAACTTTTAATTTTGTCTCTGATATCATTATTTCTACCCACATGATGAATTACATATTCATCGAATGCTACACCATTGTTAAGACCTAGTCTCTGCGCAGTATCAGCAGGTATGTCATATCTTATAAATCTCATTGATTTTATTACCCCATCATCTAGGAAATGATCTATATATTGTACTGGAGTAAATGAATTTATACTTAGTTCATACTCTGGGTTAATACTCCTTAAGTATTCTTCTAAAAGCCTATCAAATTGTTGCTTTATTCCAAATACCCCTACGTTTTCAAGTATCAAAATCCCTCTATTAGTCTCTCCAGCGGGTACAGCTAATGTGAAGTAAAAAGGAATAACATCAGCGTCGCTTTCATTTTTATTATATTGTGTTGCTCCCGTTGCACTATCAATTATTTCAGAAGTTAATCCGTATGATCCTGATTTCACCTTCCCTATGATATACTTATAGTCTTCTACTCCTCTAAAATGATGATCAAACTGTTGATAATTTTCAACCTTAAAAACCTTACTTAAAATTTCAGTTCTCTGAAAATCTCCAACATTTAGGTTAAGAAATCCTGTAAGATGTTGTAAGAACGTAATACCATCGATATCATTTAAGTTATACGGTACATCATTTTTTCTATTTTTTAAACCTATTGCGTATACAGAAATACTTATTGATGCCATATTGCCCCTCCTTTATGATTTTTACAGTTAAGCAATTCTGCAAAATAGAGCAATATCCTTTATATTTCGATAGCAAATTTCGACATTTGATCTTCCCATATAACATTTTATTGTGGCTTTCCTAATTGTTAAGTATACTTTGATCTTTTATAACATAAATTGTTGTATACTATCATTGATCTTTGAAAATTCAATATTGAAAATCAAGGGAGGAGAATTTATGAAGAATCAATTAAAGATTCATCTCTACCAGATTATTTTATTTGTGCTACGAATGCCACCAGAAATAATCATTTTTCTGTGGATTGTAGTATGGAGTATGGTTCTCCGTTGTTAAAGGCATGCCTTTAACAATAATAAATAAATAATTAAAATATAATTCTCCTCCTAAAATATAAATAATGAATAGCTGGGCATATTGCTACAGCTATTTTTGTTTTTATAGATTATTAACCATTTCATGCACATTTTATAATGTTTATATAAAGCTCTGTTTTCTCTTACCTTTACTTTATTCAAAAAAAGATGGTTTTATCTCGTAACCTAACTGTTATTTTGTACCCCAACGTTTTTGCTTTATCTTTCCCTTTTCTCTCCGATGGCTGTCATGACTCATGCAGTCCCTTATCCCTTCATACTTAGCCTCAATGAAGAGGTCTATCGCTTCACAGGTATACTTATCGGCACAGCTGGAGCATCGGATCTCTGATGCACATACGATCTTCCCATCTTTAAATTTGACTCTACTTCTATGTTTCTCCATGCTGCACCGCCTTTCAGGGTTATATTTCCATACTAAAAAGCACCCATTTCTGAGTGCCTTTCGCAAGGGGTCGGCTAGTAGCCAATACGTGAATATATCTCTCTACTATTACCGTACATTTCATCAAAAGTTTTATCGTTAATAAAACTTTTTAGATAATATTTTTAATTTTTTCTAGTTTTTCTTTTGCTCTTTTTATTGTGAGGCTAACCGTGGACTTGGCAATCCCTAATTCCTCACCTATTTCTCTCATGGTTTTGCCTTCAAAATAATATTTTTCAATTAGTAGCTTCTGTCTCTCGGTCAGTCCTACCTCCATTGCAATTTTTAGGGATTGCTTCATCTTCTCGATCTGCTTTTCGTTTGTGTTCATTTGCATCTTCGATGATGAATCCATGATATAGAATAGGTAGTCTTGATTTTCGTGAGTTAGTGGTATATTTTTCACTTCTCCACCATCCTCTCT